GGCGCTGATGTAGTCTACAAAACCGTTGTTTGCAAGATCATATGTTTTAGAATAGGCATCGGAGCTTGGGCAAACAGAAATCTTCAACGAATTACCTAGCTTACCTGGCCATCTAGCAATATATTTAACATCTGTATCGCCAGAATTCTGAATAGTATCCGATTCTGCATCCCAGTAATCTTCATTTTTAACAACATACAGAGCATTGTCGGTTGATGTGTCGCCATTGGCATCCGACCAATCAGAAACATTAGCCGAGTTAGCGATCGCGTTACGACATACAGTATTGGAGTTCGTTGATGTTGTGTTTGCGACACGTGTTATGTACAGTTTATTTCCATACGCAAGAAAATTTGCTGCTGTAAAAAATGTTTCTGCGTTATGATTTGTAGGCTTTCCGAATCTAGCAACTAAATTGATCTCTGAATCAACCAACACACGAGTACCGACAGGACCCCAACGAAACACGCCGGCAAGGGCACCTTCGGTTGTAGATACTGCGGGGACGACCGTTGTTAGGTCAATTTCAGTGACGTTTACGCCAGGACTGACTTGAAATGGCATGACTATTCTCCCCTCTGAGGTTTTTTATTTGTAAAGATTAAGATAATCGATGGTATTTATAATTTTGGGGATTCTAATTTTAGTGGAACGCGGCGTCATGCTTTGACATCATTCGTGCGTCAAAGTCATCATCGCCAGCAAAAATCCATGAATCGTCGTTCTTCTTCGCTGCAATTACTAGCAGGTCTACTGCTTCGCCTCTATCAATAATACCGATAGGCATCATACTTTCTTCTAACGCGGTCTCTGTTTCTTCTTCTAACTTCTGTCGTAAATCAACACTTGTTAATTCCTTGACATATGTTTGTCCCATTGCCCACGCAAATAGAACACAGCACATCACTAGGTCATCATGACCTTCCTCCGCTTCGTAACTCTCACCAATATTTACAAAACGAAATAATTCATACAAGACGCGGTCATCATTAATAATGAGTTTATCTGACTCAACTTGTGTCTTCAGTCCCATACAACCAATACGTTTGACTGCTTTTGTTGTTCGAACGCCAAGTCTTGTTTGTTGCCCAAACCCAGGTGATATTACTTGGCCGCTACGACCATTATTAACTGTCGTGAGAATGCCTTCATATTCCAGATCGTGTTGGAGTATGTTTGCAATCTGTTCACCAATATCATTTGTCTCAACAAGTACATAAGCGTTGTTGTAATGTTTCGAAAGCTGGAAAACAATATTTGGATACAACAGAGGAGAGACCATATTGTTTTTGTATGTGGCAACAATACGATATGGAAGTTCTGACACATCAAAGACAATGAACGCAGAATAATCTCCCTCTACGCCACGAGCCGTATCAACAACCGTGAAGTATTGTCGACCTGCAATAGGCTGCGCATAAATTCGTGTGTCGGGGTTACTTAAAATTGGCTGAATCGATCTTAAAACTCTTAGCTTTGTTGCACTTATCAGTGTATGCGATGAACCAATGAATTCACATTCGAACTCGACGCGGAACTGATCTTCTGATGTGTTACGTATTGTTTCTTGTTTCCACTTCTCATCACGACCAGGCATCTGACTCCAGTGAACGTCAATACGCGTGTAGTCGTTCTTACCTTCCTCGCTGTCGACCCATAGTTTGTAGAACATGTTCAAACCATTGGGCGTGGATGTGATTAGTACTTTGGAAGTAGTGCCTGATGAGATAGTAGGATACACAGATGCAAAAAAGTCTTCTTGCATATTGTTTTCAACGAACGCAAACTCATCCAAATAAACTAAGTTGAACGACCCACCTCGTATAGCTGACGATGATGTTGCAGAAGCTAGGATTTTAGATCCGTTTTCAAGCTCAAGATTACCTTTGTTCCATTCAACAATACCTTGCTGAATCCACTTTGGTAAATGTTCATATGCAAGTTGTATACGTGAAAGTATTTCACGAGCTTGTTGGAGCTTATGAGCAAGGATAGCTACGCTATAGTTCTGATGGAACAAAACATACCACAACATAACACCTACGATTGTGGTTGTCTTACCGCACTGACGCGGCATCTTACATATTACAAAACGATCCTCAACGGCAGTCTCAACAATATTACGTTGATAATCATACAAGTTAAAATTAACAAGACCTTTATCTATATTAACAATCTTAACATAGGTCTCAACAAAGTAAACAGGATCTTGAGCACACCTCAACCACTCCCGAACTTGATCAGGTGTCCAAGCAATTTTTACATTTGATCTTTTTAAATTTTGATTACCTAGATACGAATCACCCAGCTTGCTCATTTTGTTTCTTTATTAGTTGCTGGAGTTCTGCCGTACTACCAACAAATAAGTTATTATTCACTGTTGTTGGGGCAGGTCCAATACCAGTCAAGTCTTTCTTTCGTTTTTGCAATTCAAGTAAGTCCTTGTTTGCATCTGCAACAGTTTTCAACAAAGTTGCAACAACCTCATATGCCCTAGGATGTTGGGACATGCCTGCGACCGTTACAATATCAGCCAACGCAGTCTGCCCTTGCTCAATGGCATTAATTAGATTTGTCCTTGCAAACTCAAAATCATCAACAACTTGGTTATCTTCAAATCGCTGAATAATTGGCGATGATGGTGCAAGTGGTGTTATATCAAGAGCATTGGCTATGGGGTCATTATTCATTTGGATTAGTCACTGTAACAATATAACCATAATTATCATCTGACTCAATTAAGTCAATAGAGACTGTCGCAGCACTGTTGGTTGTTGGTGAACCATTTGCTAGTAGGCCAGGTCGTACATCGACACTTGAGAGATGAGTGTTAGGTGAAGATGTGTAGTCATAAATGTTTGTATTTGCAAACTTAATAATACCTTGCTTTCTTATTGGACCTAGAATGTAAACCTTCATAGTAAAATCTAACGTCCAAATGATTGCGCGTCTGTTTAAAAAATCCCCCTCATATTCATCCATACAACTAACTCGATCGAGAACAACAGGGATGTCAGCGACGTAATCCATTTCTGGTATCAGTTCGACAGAAGTCGTCCACTCTGGTGTAAAGAAAGGTAGTATCTGTTCGACTATGTTAGCACCTTCGTCGGCATTCTTTGTAATGACAGACAATGTAAAACTTATATCATAAGGAACAGGATTGTATTGGTACTTCAACTGATTTGGATCGGTTGTATCTTTCACTACCCTCTTACCAATTGTGTTTAGCTTGCGATTAGATGCATACTGCAATGACGTCATTTCAAAATCAGCCAATGCCCGTGCAAGCACCTTTTCACGTGGTCCATATGTGATAGGTACTTTAATGGATGTTCTCATATCTGAGTCTGCATCGTAACGATTCAGGTACACGTCGTTAAACAACGTACCGAACACGGCCACATATTTCCGTATCAAGCTATGGTAATAAACATGACCAAACATTAGTATGTACCCTCACTGAAAGGATCACGTTCTGTAAAGTCGATAATACCATCAGCCACTGTTTCAATTTCCTCGTTCTGGGATAAGGGATCGTTTTCTTGATCGTTACTGTCGAATTCCTCTTGTAGTAACGGATACCCATCTTCTGTTGTGATGAGATAGCTATTCTCTGTCTTGATCCCGTACAGTTCCGAACCAAGCGAGTAGTTGTCCATTAACCGATCAACATCAGGTACACCCGTGCCAAAGTATTCATTATTGTATTCAAACAGCTCACACTTGAGATCATACATTTGTAGTGAGCCTAGCTGATAAAATACGGACTCGTGCTCAACAAAACGTATTTCAAATATCTTTTTGTTGAATGGAAAATAAATTAAATCGCCTTCCAACGGTCTGTCTCTCGTAGCATCCCCTGTCGTCGTATCCGCAGCAATTACTTCGTTGGCAAATGTACGAAATGCAACCGTGAACGTTATCTGATCGCGTATTTCTAAATTAAACTTGGAAAGAAAATCTCCGTCCCCTGCAAATCCTTCAACATTCTTCACATACATCTCAATAGGTACAGCAGCAACATAACTCCTCGTCGTGTCTTCGTTAAAGATAGCATCAACAGTACCTGTGCTACGAGGTAGATAAATTACATCAACACCGTGAATCTTTATCGATTCAATAATTAAATCTTCAAGTAACGTTTGTTCTTGGCTACTTGTAAAATTATTGAAGAAGAAGTTTGTTGCCATGTTATCCGATCATGTCCGCAACAGGTAGAGAATAGTTAAGGATCATATCCTTTTCCATCTTTTCTATCTCGTCTTTTGCATCGTTCATAATCTTTTCACCATTGAATTGTAAGCCACCTGGCAGTTGCATTCCAATGAATTTAGTTAGATTGGCACCCCACTGATACTTGATCTTCTGCGTGCAGTAATTCTGTAACCATCTATCGGACCAAACCTCTGAGAATGTGTCTGGATCCAAAACCTCATACGCTTCAACTAGAAGATAATCTCCAACATTATAATTATCCCACTTAGTATCAACGTGTAGACGATCACGGTGACGGCTGTATCTGATCGGTTGTTGTCCAACTAAGAACTCCGAAATTAAGGCTAAATGTTGCATGGCCATGTAATAGGGAATCATTGAATATGCTGTTAGTGTGTAGAGGTCATTGAGAGCAATTTGATATCTTATATTGAATAGGTCATCTGAACGAATTGATGGATCCCCAATAGGGAACACACGTACAGCACCTATAATATTTTCATATTTTCAGGCAATGTAATGTATTTGTTTTCTTTGTCCTGCGCTGTTATAGCGTGCTTGTAGTACACTTTTTCTGTACCATCGAAATGGTAATCCCAATAATAACGAAGCGATTCGTCGATACGATCTTCCACTTGATCGTCATCAACATTGATCTCAATAACGGGTTTGCCTAGAGCACGGAGACAATATTCTTTGAACTCTGCTCGTGTGGTTGGTACAGCCATACACTTCTCCTTTTGGAACTATTTAGGCTATACGTGTACCACTCTCGTTGTACACACGGAACGCAGTGTTCTGTGTTGTGCCATCATTGAATGTTAGCTTATCGTCACTTGTTATTTTCACCATCGTACTATTTGCAACGAACATAGAACCGACTTGTATTGCAGATGTTACATTAGCAAAACCAGTAACCGTTAAATTATTATTGACTGCTACTATGGATGAATTAACTTTAAACTTTTCAACACCGTCAATTTGAAGCAGGTAACGGGTATCAACAGTTGTGTTACCATTAACATCTATATTAAAGAAAACAGATTTTGGGTTATTAGATGGAGTTTGAAATGTTAATAAATGTCCGGTTGAATATGACTTGATATCAATGTATTGAGAACCACTATCACTTCTTGATACTTGTAAACCAACAGATGAGTTGCTCAATACATTAGCAAAACCAGTAATAGTTGTGTTCCCGATACTTGCAGTATTGTTAATGGTAAGTGTACCATTAACAGTTGTACCACCCACGACATTTAAGCTGGTTAAATTTGCACCGACCTCGATAACTACAGATCCGTTGGAGGTAAAAAGTCTCCTATCGGCCATGTTGAGGGCCAATTCCCCTTCATAAATGTACTGATCATTAGCAACATTTGTCGTATTTGGTGTACGACCGGCAACGTCTGTTCGTTTAACTTGAATGATTTGTGACATTTTTCACTTTA